ATGGCACGGGCCTGGGGGGCGCGGGCGCAGATGGCGCTGGCGTTCGAGACTGTCTATGGCACGCCGCCGGTGGACGGCTTCACCAAGATGCCCTTCGCCAGCACCACGCTCGGGGCGGAGCAGCCGCTGTTGAACTCGGAGCTGCTGGGCTATGCCAACAATCTCGACCGGATCGAGACCATCCGCGGCGATGGCCGCGTCGATAGCGCCGATCCGTCCATTGCCGCCCTGACCGGATCGATTGAGGTCCGGTTCGCCGACAGCGCACTGGTGACACAAGCTATGGATTGCGAGGCCTGCGAGCTGGATTTCTCCTATGCCCCGCCTTCAGGCGAGAGCTTCGCCTTCACCGTGCATGCCGTCTACCTGCCGCGCCCCCGGATCGAGAGTTCCGGGCCGGAGGGTGTGCAGGCGACCTTCGAGTGGCAGGCCGCACGCGACAGCACGCTCGGCCGCATTTGCACCGCCATGCGCGCCTAAGAACGCAACCGCGTCAGCACCATCATGACGCTCTGCGCCCGGCACGGGCTGGACGCCACGTTCCAGAACGATCTAATGGCGCGCGGCGTGTCGGTCGGCGCGATCATCGGCGGGTTCGATGCCGCGCAGTCTCATCGACGCCTGCGCGGATTCCGCGCCAGCCGCGCCCATGTGAACACGCTGATCGCAGGCGCGGGCGAAACCATCACGGCCCGCGCCCGCTGGCTGGCGCGGAACAACGGCTATGCATCCGGGGCGGTGGAAGCCTTCGCCAGCAATGTCATCGGTGACGGGATCAAGCCCTCTTCATCGATTGCAGATGCGGCGCAGAAGGAAGCACTGCAGAAACTCTGGCTCCTCTGGACGGATGAGGCCGATGCCGAAGGTCTGACCGATTTCTACGGGTTGCAGCGCCGTGCCGCCCGCGAACTGTTTCTCGCGGGCGAGGTGTTTCTGCGCCTGCGGCCGCGCCGACCCGAGGACAGGCTATCGGTGCCGCTGCAGCTGCAGATGCTGCCCTCGGAAATGCTGCCGATGGATCTGAATCGGGAATTACCGGGCGGCGGGACCATTCGGGCTGGCATCGAATTCGACGGCATCGGGCGCCGCGTGGCCTATCACCTGCTCCGCTGCCACCCGGGCGATATGACCGATCCGGGGCTGGTGGGCGAGACTGTGGGTGTGCCTGCCTCGGAAATCGTCCATGTGCTGGACCCGGTCGAGGCCGGTCAGCTGCGCGGCGTGTCGCGTTTCGCGCCTGCAATTGTAAAGCTGTTCACGCTGGATCTCTACGACGATGCCGAGCTGGAGCGGAAGAAGACCGCGGCGATGTTCGCGATGTTCATCACCTCGCCCGCCCCGGAAACCCCGCTGGAACCGGCCGAAGAGGATCTGGAGGTCGAACCCGGTCAGGTGGTCCGTCTCGATCCGGGCGAGGATGTCTCGACCCCCGCCACCCCGGATTCCGGGTCGACCTATGAGCCGTTTCAATATCGGACCTTGCTGCAGATCGCGGCGGCGCTGGGCATTCCCTATCCCTATCTGACCGGCGATGCGGCGCGCGGCAACTTTTCCAATACCCGCGTGGCGCTGCTGGACTTCCGGCGCCGGGTCTCGGCGATCCAGCACAGCGTCATCGTCCATCAGCTCTGTCGCCCGGTCTGGCAGCGCTGGCTGGATCTGGCGGTGCTGGCGGGTGCCATCGACCTGCCCGGCTATGATCGCGACCGGCGCAGCTATCAGGCGGTCAGCTGGCTGCCGACTCGCTGGGACTGGGTCGATCCGATGAAGGATGCCTCGGCCGAGATCCTGCAGATCGAGGCCGGTCTCAAATCCCGCAGCCAGGCCATCTCCGAGCGTGGTTTTGATGCCGAACAGGTCGACCGCGAAATCGCGGCCGAGCGCAAGCGCGAGGCGGCGCTGGGCCTCGACTTCAGGAGGCCGGGCTCGCCCGCGCAGGGGCCGAAGGGTGAGGTTGATGGCGAGGCTGGGACCAAAGACGACCGCGACGACGACCCAGATGCCGATGAGACCGACGACTACGATGCCAAACCCAAGGGGAACCGCTGATGCATCACGCCCAGATCGCCCAGCGCGCCTTCGACACGCCGCTGATGATCGCCCCCACCAAGGCACTGGCCTTTCTCTCCGGCCTCGGTCCGCGCATCACAGGACAGGAGATCAGGTTTGACGGCGCGACCATTGCCGAACCCGATCTGATTGGCACCCGGCGAACCGCCCGCGCCTCGCTGATCGGCGGCGACCTCGCCCCGCACCATGGTGAAGACACCGATGCGCCCTTCCCGGTCATCGATGGCGTGGCGGTCATCGCCATTGCCGGAACGCTGGTTCATCGCGGCGCCTGGATCGGGCAGAGTTCTGGCCTGACCTCCTATGAAGGGCTTGCCGCGCAGATTGACGCCGCCGTCAGCGATCCTGCCATTCGTGGCATCGCGCTGGAGATCGACAGCTTTGGCGGCGAGGTGGCTGGGGCTTTCGATCTGGCCGACCGGATCCGCGCCGCGCGGAATGCAAAACCCGTCCACGCTATCCTCGCTGAACATGCGCTCTCGGCCGGTTATGCACTGGCCTCGCAGGCGACCCGCATCACCCTGCCGCGTACCGGGGCGGCGGGCAGTATCGGTGTCATCACCATGCATACCGACCTGTCCGGCATGCTGGCCCAGAAGGGCGTGGCGGTGACGCTGATCCATGCCGGGGCCCAAAAAGCCGATGGCAATCCCTATGCCGCCCTGCCCGAAGGCATCCGCGACCGGCTGCAAGCCGAGCTGGAGGATCTGCGGATGCTCTTCGCCGAGACCGTTGCCGCCGGGCGCGGTGCCCGGATGTCCAATGACGCGGCGCTGGCCACCGAAGCCGCGGTCTTCCGTGGCGCGGCGGCTGTCGAGGCCGGTCTGGCGGATGCCGTGGCCGATCCCCGCGCCGCCTTTCGCGCCTTTGCCGACAGCCTCAGCGGCCCGGCATTGCCGGTCGGGCGACCGACGAAATCCCCGACCCTTTCACCACCCCACCCCAAGCAGGAGATGATCATGAGTGATCAGACGGATGAAGATGCCCGGACACCGGACCAGCAACACCCGCAAGCCGCCACGCAGGACCAACCGAGCGCGCCGACGGCGGAACCGCCCAGCGCCAAAGCGCCTGTGGCTCCGACCGATGCCGAGGCCATCCGCGCCGAGGCCGCCGAAGTGGCCTCGATCTGCGCGCAGGCGGCCAAGCTGGGTGTCACCCTGGACGCCGCCGATGCGGTCCGGCGCGGGGTGAGCCCTGATGCGCTGCGCGGCCAGATCCTCGACAGCCTCGCGGCCAGAAGCGACGCCAGCGGCATTCTGGCCAGCGCACCCGCGCCCACGAACAAGCCGAGCCCGCTCGTCGCCGCCGTCCGCAAATCCGCCGACAGCGCCCAGCGCTGATCCCCTGACATCCCGGAGACCACAATGCCCGTCCTGATCCAGCCGCCCAGCATGGGCGATGCGCTCAAATATGAGCTGAACCCCAACTATACCCGCGAGACCGTGACACTGGCCGAAGGCACCGAATACCCCGCCGGGGCGGTTCTGGGCCGTATCACCGTCAGCGGCCAATATACCTTCGCCAGCCATGGCGGCAGCGATGGCGCGGAAACCGCCGTCGGCATCCTGCTCTATCCGGTCGATACGCGGCTGGCGGAAGCCACCGGCATCCTGCTCGCGCGTGGCCCGGCGATCCTGTCGCGGGACGCCCTCTTCTACGATGGCAGCGTCGATGATGCCGCCAAGATCGCCCTGAAGCACGCAGAACTGACCGCGCTGGGCATCGTCATCCGCGACAGCGCCTGACCGGCGGCTGCGGCTGCGGCGCTTTCTTTCTTATCCTCCTTCTCGACAAGGTTTCCCCATGACCATCATCCGCAATCCCTTCGATGCCGGCGGCTACTCGCTGGCCGAGATGACGCAGGCCATCAATATCCTGCCGAACCTCTACACCCGCCTCGGCGAACTGGGCCTCTTCCGCTTCGAGGGGGTCAGCCAGCGCAGCGTCATCATCGAACAGATCGAGGGCGTCCTGAACCTCCTGCCCTCGGTGCCGCTGGGCGGTCCGGCCACGGTAGGTTCGCGCGAGGGCCGCGCCATGCGCAGTTTTGCGCTCCCCTGGATCCCGCATGACGATGTGATCCTGCCTGCCGATATTCAGGGCGTTCCGGCCATCGGCGCCGGAGACGAAGCCGATCCGCTGGTCGCGGTCATGACCCGCAAACTGACCCTGATGCGCCGCAAACATGCCCAGACCCGCGAATATATGGAGATGAACGCGCTGCGCGGCATCGTGAAGGACGGCGCCGGGACCACCCTCTACAACTATTTCACCGAATTCGGCATCGCGCAGATCAGCGTCGATTTCGTCCTCGGCACCGCTGGCACGAACGTTCAGGGCAAGGTCCGCGAGGTGCTGCGGGCGGTCGAGGACAATCTGTTGGGCGAAAGCATGTCGGGGGTCCACGCGCTCGTCAGCCGCGAATTCTTCGACAAGCTGATCTCGCACCCCAAAACGGAAGAGGCCTATAAATTCTATGCTGCCACCGGGGCCCAACCGCTGCGGCAGGATGTCCGTCGCAACTTCCCCTTCGCGGGCATCCTCTTCGAGGAATATGCAGGCGCGGTGACGCTCTCGACCAAGGCATCGGAACGTCTCGTCCCAGCCAATGAGGGCATCGCCTTCCCGACCGGGACCATGGACACCTTCACCACCTATGGCGGGCCTGCCAACCTGCTGGAAACGGCGAATACTATCGGTCTGCCGCTCTATGCCCGCCAGCATCTCGACCCGAAGGGACGCTGGATCGATCTGATGACCGAGGCCTCGATCCTGCCGGTCAACAAGCGCCCGCGTCTCGCGATCCGGCTGCACACATCGAACTGACCGGCCATGAACGCCTTCAGTGCCGCCATGGATCGCATCTTCGCGCATCCCGATAGGGGCATCTCCGCCGTCTGGATCGCGGGCGGGACATCGGAGGAACGCCCGATCCGCCTCATCCGCCGCGCCCCGGACCGGATCACCGAGTTCGGATCGGCGCGCATCCTGTCCGAGACCCTGACCGCCGATATCCGGATCAACGATCTCCCCGACCCACGGCCGGGCGATCTGATCGTCATCGGCGCCGACAGTTTTTCCGTCCAGGGCGAGCCAATCCGGGACCGCGACCGGCTGGTCTGGACCGTAGAGCTGGTGCCCGCGTGAAGCTGAAGCTCGACATTGATCCGGATCTCGTCGCCATGATGCAGGCCGAGATCAAGGCAGGCGAGAAAGCCGTGACCGGTGCCATGCGCGAGGCTGGCGCGGGCCTCAAGACCGCATGGCGCGGCCAGATCACCGGGGCCGGATTGGGGCGGCGGCTGGCGAATTCGATCCGCAACGCCACCTATCCGAAGGCGGGAGACAGCCTCAACGCCACCGCGCTGGTCTGGTCCAAGGCCCCGGTCATCATCGGCGCCCACAATGCCGGGCCGCTGATCCGGTCCAAGGACGGCTTCTGGCTGGCGATCCCCACGGAAGCTGCCGGAAAATCCCTGCGCGGCGGACGCATCACGCCTGGCGAATGGGAGAGACGCACCGGGCTGCGGCTGCGCTACGTCTATCGCAGGCGCGGGCCGAGCCTGCTGGTCGCCGAGGGGCGGCTGAATACCAAGGGTCGCGCGGTGGCATCACGCTCGAAAACCGGGCGCGGGCGCGCCACCGTGCCGATCTTCCTGCTGGTGCCGCAGGTCAGGCTGCCGAAGCGGCTGGATCTTGCACGGGATGCGGAACGGGCGGCGGATGGCGTGCCGGGGAGGATCGTCGGGAAGTGGGTGGAAAAGCGTTGAAGGAGCACAACCAAGCCAAAATCCGTCGCCGCGGCAATTTGGCAGGACAATTCTCAGCCAGCATTCCTGTTGCGTCCAGCGTCAGCGTCGCTACATACTGGGATAATGAACCAACAGACGCCCATCCATGAATTCGTCGGGGTCGGCCTTTATTCTGTGGCCGACGCAGCGAAGCTTCTGAAGGCACCACCGCGGAACTTGCGGCGGTGGTTGGGTGGCTATGACTACAAGCGAGATGACGAAATCCGGCATGTGCCGCCACTCTGGACCCCGGACATTCCCAAGCTCGACGATGATATCGAGCTGAGTTTTCGCGATCTGATCGAACTCCGTTTCGTGAGAGCTTTCCTTGAAAAGGGAATCGGACTGAAGGCTGTTCGGAACTGCCTGGACTATGCCCGGCAATGCATCGAAACTGACCGGCCGTTTTCGTCCGGCCGTTTCCGGACTGATGGCAGGACCATCTTTCTGGAAAGTCTCGAAGCTTCAGGCGAGCCTAAATTGCTTGACCTCAAGGAAAAGCAATACGTTTTCAAGCAGGTGGTCGAGCAGAGCTTCAAGGATCTGGACCTGGAAGGCGATATAGTCGCGCGATGGCGGCCGTATCGCGGCAAGGACAGTATCGTTGTCGATCCGACCCGATCCTTCGGTCAACCGGTGGCTGCAGCTTCTGGCGTGCCAACCATCGTGCTGGCAGAGGCCGTAAAAGCCGAGGGCTCCGTCGCTCGCGTCGCGGAATTGTATGAAGTCGACAAGTCCGTCGTACAGGATGCTGTCAGGTTCCATGAGGAGCTGTTGGCCGCTTGAAGGTGATGGTTGATGAAAACCTCCCCCCGGCCATGGCGAAGGCGCTTGCAGCCCTTTTCGCCGGAAAGCACGAAATCATTCATCTGAGGCAGCGGTTTGGTCCGGCGGTAAAGGATACCGAATGGATTGCCGCACTGCATTCAGAGGGTCATTGGATCATCATCTCTGCAGATCGAAGGATTGCAAAGAACAAGGCCGAACAACAGGCATTTAAAGGATCCAAGCTGGTCGGCTTCTTCTTTGCATCTGGACTGCAGAAGGCAAAACTGACCAAGCAGATGGAGCGGCTGATGGCGCTTTGGGAGACGATCGAGAAACAGGCAGAACTGGTCGGCGGCGGTGCAATGTTCGAGATCCCAATGAAGAGCACCAAGCTCAACCAGATTTGATTGTCGATCAGTTTCGATTCCTGAGCTCACCGTTCGAGAAACTGGCGAAGCTGCGAATTTAGATGTGCAAAACTGGCTACGACAGCATCGAGGACATGATCAAGCGCTCGCCCGTAGCCTTCGTTCAGGGCTGCCACGTCGAAATCAAGGCGCTCGAGCGCGACCAGTACCCCACCAGCGTCATGTGCGTCGGCAATCCTAAGGTCGTTATTCAGGAACAATGCTGCCATGGCACAATTTCTGACAGTCAGATCTTCTGGTATCGTCCCGGCGCCAAAAGCGTCGATCTGCTCCCCGTCGGCGTTCAAGCGCTCAAGAATGTTGGTCATCGCCTGAAGCAGCCTCAGGCCTGCAAACTCTTTGATGTCTTTGCCGTCATGGCCCGCAGACTTGATTAAAGAACGCAGGAAGCCGTTGGGGACGCGCTGCGCGATTTCGTGGATATTCTTGCATCGCGAAAGAAATTCCTGCTCTGACATGTCCAATGGCGCGACCTGTGCCAGACGGCAAAGTTCCGGATAACCGGTCCAGCCTTCGTTCTTCAGCTCCTGTCGGTCAAACTTCACGATGTCGGGGGCAGATTCATCGCGCCCAACGGCACGTCCCAGTTCTTCCAGCATGTCACCAAGTTCGAGCAGAACGTCCAGATAGCGCTGGGTTTTTTCTACGATGTGCTCCTCGCCCAGGTCAAATTCAGCAACTTTGGCCTGAGCCAGTGCGTGTGAGTGCGCGTGTATGATTTCCCGGTCCGGAAGCCCTTTGTAGAGTTCACGCATCGGCACCCTGATCAAATTACGGCCAACGCGGATACAATCACGGAAGGCCCATTGCCCTTGATATGACGGGCTGCATCGCCAGACCGATCCTGATCGGAACGGCGTGGAGTTGAAGAAATGGTTCTGTTCATATCTCTTGAGAAATCGATCATCGAGAAAAACAGATTCCCCCGGGTACCTAATTTGTCTGGCCCGATTACGGGTCATCGGTTCCGCATCGCCGGGCCACAGAAGACCATCAGCACTTTTGTCTCGGCACAGTTCAGGCGTTACGGCGGTGACGGTCGCCCAAAGCTGAAGCAGCAGCTGCCCCTCATACTCCCGGATGCAAAGCTCGAACCAACCCGGATCGGGTTTGAACTCAACCGACGTTTCGCCATTCATCAGCGCGCGCAACGCCTCGCAGTCCGCGACCGCCGCTTCGTAGTAAAAGACACGAACCCCATGGCACCCTCGCATCCAGAGATAGCGCCTGAGATGCTCGTTGGACATCTGCCAAGACACGTTTCGAGAAACCGAGAAGTAATGTTGCGTCGAGATTTCGCCCTCGACCACGCCGAATTCTGGCAATGACAGGTCATCAAAAATGATCTTCTGCCGTCCCCCGTCGGCGGGGTCGCCGCCTATACAACGAGGCGACAGTCCTAGCGCCATCCACACCTTTTCAGCGAGGTTATAGGTGTAGAAAGAGCCATCCCCCCAAGACGCCACGACATAGTCGAGACCGGAAACGGATGGCACAAAATCAGACAGACCGCCCATTGCGCGGACATCTGGAGTCGAATACTCGACCACCCCTTCTCCGGCCTCGGAGGAAATATCCTGAAGGTGAATTGTTGGCTGCGGCGAAAGCGCCATCAGCATGTGGCAATATTCGCGGCGCGGACCGAACTGATCAAAATCGTAGTGAGATGTGACCTCAACCTTTCGGCTTGGGTCGGAATCGACGGGTTGCAGCAATTGGAGCAACTTCAGGGGCAAGAGGTTCGCTGGTATCGGGAACTGCGACAGGTAGTCCGGGATCATGCTGAACCTCACTTGGATTGAACGATGGTGTTGTGACCGACGATTACGGCGAGCCAACAACGCACCTTATAAGAAAGTGCCCTTCTTATGCCCACCACCCGCGAAACCGTCCTGACCGGGCTGCACGCGCGCCTGTCCACGCTGTCTTCTAGCGCCCTGCGCAGCGACCTCCCGCCTGAACGCGTGCCTCCCGATGGCCTGCTGATCCTGCGCGACGGCGAACCGGGCGAACCCGAGGTCACGCTATCGCCGGTCGCCTATCACTATCAGCACCGCGCCGAGATCGAGGCGGTGGTTCAGGGCACCGACCGTGACGCCGCCTTCGACGCCCTCTGCGCCAGCATTGGAACAGCAATCGCCGCTGACCGCACGCTGGGCGGGCTCTGCGACTGGATCGAACCCGAGGCGCCACGTCCGGTCGATCTTCCCGTCGAGGGCGCGGCGAGCCTCAAGGCGGCGATCATTCCGGTCATCCTGCATTACACCACCGCCGACCCGCTCGGCTGAATCACCCAAAAAATCGAGGAGAACACGATGGCACGAGCCCTGGGGGCGCGGGCGCAGATGGCGCTGGCGTTCGAGACCGTCTATGGCACGCCGCCAGCAGGCGGTTTCACAAAGATGCCCTTTGCCAGCACCACGCTCGGGGCAGAACAGCCGCTTCTGAACTCCGAACTTCTGGGCTATGGCCGCGATCCGCTGGCGCCGATCAAGGATGCGGTGACGGCCGATGGCGATGTCGTGGTGCCGATTGACGCCGAGGCCTTTGGCTTCTGGCTGAAGGCGGCGTTCGGCGACCCGGTCACCACCGGCACCGGGCCGTGGACACATGAGTTCCAGTCAGGTGCGTGGTCGCTGCCCAGCCTCTCGATCGAGACCGGTATGCCCGAGGTGCCGCGCCATGCGATCTATTCCGGATGCGTGCTGGACCAGCTCAACTGGCAGATGCAGCGCTCGGGGCTGCTGACCGCGACCGCGCGGCTGGTCGCTCAGGGCGAGACCATCGGGATCGTCAGTAATGTCGGAACACCCGCACCCATCGACCTGAAGCGCTTCGGCCATTTCAACGGGTCGATCACCCGCAACCGCACGGCGCTGGGCAATGTCGTCTCGGCCCAGATCAGCTATGCCAATAATCTCGACCGGATCGAGACCATCCGAGCCGATGGCCGCATCGATGGCGCCGACCCGTCCATCGCTGCGCTGACCGGATCGATTGAGGTCCGCTTCGCCGACACCACGCTGGTGACTCAGGCCATGGATGGCGATCCCTGCGAGCTGGACTTCTCCTACGCCCTGCCCTCGGGCGAGAGCTTCACCTTCACCGTCCATTCAGTCTATCTGCCCCGCCCCCGGATCGAGATTTCCGGGCCGCAGGGTGTGCAGGCGACGTTCGACTGGCAGGCCGCACGCGACAGCGCGCTGGGCCGCATGTGCACCGCCACCCTGATCAACGACCGCGAGGAATACTGATGCTGACCTTGGACCTGAGCAATGAACCCCGTTGGCACGATCTGGTGTCCGGCGTCCGGGTGCAGCTGCGCCCGCTGACCACCGCGCTGATGGTCGCCACCCGCAGCGATCCGAATGTCGAGGCGGTCCCAGATGCGACCAGCGATGAGGAACGGGCGCTGATCTTCGCCAAGGCACTGGCCCGCCGCGCGGTTTTGGACTGGGAAGGCGTCGGCGATGCCGAGGGCAAGGTGATCGATCCCGGCCCGGAGGCCATAGACGCGCTCCTAGACATCTGGCCAATCTTCGAGGCGTTCCAGCTGGTCTATGTCTCCAAGGGCCTGCTGCTGGAGCAGGAAAAAAACGTCTCCGCGCCCTTGCCGACTGGTGCTTCGGCGGGGGCGATAGCTATTGCGCGGCCTGCACGCAAAGCTGCGAAGACTGCCCGGCACGGCAAAACCAGCCGCTGACCTTCGAGGGCTGGCAGATCTGGGATCTAATCGGGCGCCTTGGCGGGCAGTTGCGGGTGCTACCGGGCGCGGTGATCGGCTGGGATCTGAGTGCTGCGCTGGGTCTGGCGGCGGCGCTGGGCATTCCGGCCCCGGCCGCCGCCGAACTGCTGCCCATCATCGAAGCGGTGATGGTGCGGAAGATGAACGAACAGATGGAAAGATGAGATGGTCGAGAAACGCGTCAGCGTCCGCCTCGCGGCGGTGGGCGGGCGGCAGGTGCGCGCCGAGCTCGAAGGCGTCGGTGAGGCGGGATCGCGCGGTTTCGGGCGGCTCTCGCGCGAGATGGAGGCCGCAAATGCCCGCATGGCCGGGTTCACCCGCAAGGTCGGGATCGCGGCAGCCGCTGCGGTCGCCGCCGCGACAGCCGCTGGCATTGCCATGGTCCGGTCGGGGCTGCAAACGGTGGATGCGCAGGCGAAGCTGGCGCAATCACTGGGCACCACGGTCGCCTCGATCCAGACGCTGGAACGGGCAGGCGAACTGGCGGGCGTGTCGATGTCCGGCATCGAACAGGCGACCAAGGATCTGACCCGGCGGCTCAGCCAGGCAGCGGCGGGCGGTGGTCCGGCCGCCGATGCGCTGGCGCGTTTGGGCCTGACGGCAGGCGAGTTGCTGGCCCTGCCGCTGGATCAGCGCGTCGGGGCGATCAATGCCGCCATCGAGGCCTTCGTCCCGGTCGTGCAGCGTGCGGCCGCGGCAGGGCAGCTTTTCGGCGAGGAAGGCTCCATAGCCATGTCGCGTATCGACACCGCCACCCTGCGCCAGGCAACCGAGGACGTCCGGGCCTTCGGGGTCGTGGTCTCCGAACAGGATGCCGACCGGATCGAGCGGACGAATGACGCCAGCTCGCGGCTGGGGCTGGTCTGGCGGGGTCTGTCGAACCAGCTGGCCGTGGCCGCAGCACCCGCGCTGGAAGCCGTGGCCGATGCCATGGCGGCGCTGGCCAGCCGGACCGGACCGCTCGGCATGGCGATCTCCGGGCTCTTCGACCAGATCGGACGCCTCTCGACCTACGCCGCAACCTTCGCCGGTTTCATGGCCGGGCGCTGGGTGGCAGGTCTCGCTGCGGCGGCGCTGTCGGTCCGAGGTCTCGCCACGACACTGGTCGTCCTGCGCGGGGCGCTGATCCGCACCGGCATCGGTGCCCTGATTGTCGGGGCAGGCGAGCTGGTCTATCTGTTCACGAATCTGGTCAAGGGCGCGGGCGGCTTTGGCAATGCCATGGCGCTGATGGGCGATGTCGCGAAGGCAGTCTGGGAGGGCATCAAGGTCACGGCCATGTCCTTCGCCGACGATTTCCGGGCCATGCAGGCGGAGATCGAGGCGATCTGGACCCGGCTCATGGCGTTTCTGGCCGGGAAATGGGCAGATTTTCTGGGGATGATCGCGCCCACCTTCAACAAGGTGGCCGAAGAAATCGGATCGGATACCCGGATCGATGTCTTCGAGGCGCTGGGCCGGGCCTCGATGCTGGAGCATTCGGCCAGCAATTCCGCCCATATGGCGGGCCGCTATCGTGACCGGGCCAGTTCCAGCCGGGCCTCGGCCTTCGACGGGGTCGGTGCGGCCATGGAGGCGCTGCGCGCAGCGATGTCGGGTGGCGAGGATGACGCCGGTGGCGCGGCGCTGGAGGTGGCGACTGAAGCGGCCGGGCGCTACGAGGATGCGCTGGGCGGGGTGGAAACGGCTGCCAACGGCGCAGGGGCGGCCGCCAAAGAAGCCGGGGCGGCAGGGAAAGCGGCAGCGGAGGAAGCGAAGCCTGCGACTGAGGCGACGGCCACCGGCTGGAAGGCCGTCACCGAAGCTCTGTCGGATTATGCGAAGAAGGCAAAGGATATCGGCGTCGATATCGGCCAGGCGCTGGTCGGCGCATTCCAGAGCGCCGAGAACGCGGTCGGGGATTTCGTGAAGACCGGCAAACTGGACTTTCGGGATCTGGTCACTTCGCTGCTGGCCGATCTCTCGAAGCTGGCCGCCCGGCGCTTCCTGCTGGGTCCGATTGCCAATGCGCTTTCGGGCGCGCTGGGTGGGGCCGGCGGGATATTCGCCAGCATCATGCATACAGGCGGCATGGTTGGCGCGGGTTCGCCCTCGCGCATGGTTCCGGCGCTGGCCTTTGCCGGGGCGCCGCGAATGCATAGCGGCGGCATGGTCGGACTGCGCCATGACGAGGTGCCCGCGATCCTCCAGCGCGGTGAGCGCGTGCTGTCCCGCCGCGAGGCGCAGGATTACGGCAAGGGCGTCACGGTCAACATCAACGCCCGCGACGCAGAAAGTTTTCGGCAGTCCCGCACCCAGATCGCCGCCGATATCGCCCGCGCTGTCTCGCTCGGGCGGCGCGGCCTCTGACAGAACCCCGAAGAAAGGAAGGCGCAAGATGGCATTTCACGAGGTCCGGTTTCCGGACACTATCAGCCGCGGGGCGCGGGGCGGACCTGAGCGGCGCACCCAGATCGTCGAACTGGCCTCGGGCGATGAAGAACGCAATGCAAGCTGGGCCAACAGTCGACGGCGCTACGACGTGAGCTACGGCATCCGCCGCGCCGACGATCTGGCGGCGGTCGTGGCGTTTTTCGAGGCGCGGAACGGTCGGCTCTATGGTTTTCGCTTCAAGGACTGGGCCGATCATCGGTCCTGCCTGCCTTCGCAGGTCCCATCGCCGACCGATCAGCAGATCGGCGCGGGTGATGGCGTGACGACCAGTTTTCAGCTGGTGAAGCGCTATGCTTCGGGCGGGCAAAGCTGGTCGCGGACCATCGCCAAGCCGGTCGCGAGCACGGTCCAGATCGCCTTGAACGGTGTACCACAATCCAGCGGCTGGTCGGTCGATCACAAATCCGGCGTCGTCAGCTTCGAGACCGCTCCATCCGACGGCATCGCCATCACCGCCGGGTTCGAATTCGACGTTCCGGTCCGCTTCGACAGCGATGTGCTGGACGTGACGCTGGATATCGAACGGCTGGGCTCCATCACCTCCATTCCGCTGCTGGAGATCCGGCGATGAAGCAGATTTCCCCTACGCTGCAGGCGCATCTCGACAGCGGCACCACGACGTTCGCCTGGTGCTGGCGCATCACCCGCGCCGACGGTCTGGCTTTCGGCTTCACCGATCACGACCGGGCGCTGGCTTTCGACGGCACCGAGTTCGAGCCGGAAAGCGGATTGACCGCCAGCGAGATCCGCTCCGGCGCCGATCTCTCGGTCGATGCACAGGATGCGGCTGGCGCGCTGCGCTCGGACCGGATCACCGAGGCCGATATTCTGGACGGTCGCTGGGACAATGCCGAGGTCGAGCTCTGGCGGGTCAACTGGGTCAGCCCCGTGCAGCGGGTGCTGATGCGGCGCGGCGCCATCGGGCAGATTCGGCGCGGGCGACACGCCTTCGTAGCCGAGATCCGGTCGATGTCGCATACTCTCGGTCAGACCGTCGGGCGGAGTTTTCAGGCGAGCTGCGATGCCGCGCTGGGCGATGACCGCTGCGGGGTCGATCTGGAGGATCCGGCGTTTCGCGGCGCGGGGACCGTCATCGACAGGCTACGAGACCGGGCGTTCACTGCCTCCGGCCTTGGAAGTTTCGCGCCCGGCTGGTTCCGCTTTGGCACGCTGGACTGGACCTCCGGGCCCAATGCCGGTCGCCGCGCTGAGGTGCTGGCCCATGGTCGCAGCGATGGCATTGCGCTGCTGACGCTGCTGGAAGCGCCCATCCGTCCCATCGGCGCAGGCAACAGTTTCACCATCCAGGCGGGCTGCGACAAGCGCATCGCCACCTGCGGCGCAAAATTCGGGAATGTCGTCAACTTCCGTGGATTTCCGCACATCCCCGGCCAGGACACCATCCTGCGCTATGCCTCATCGGACGGTGGGCATGATGGCGGCGTGCTGTGACCCGGGTACAAACCGCCGCCGATCCGGACCGCGTCATCGCCGCTGCCCGCGGCTGGCTTGGAACGCCCTATCACGATCAGGCGAGCCTCCGGGGCGTCGGCTGCGATTGTCTCGGGCTGGCGCGCGGTGTCTGGCGGGAAGTCGTGGGCGATGAGCCCTTTCCTATCCCGCCCTATAGCCGCGACTGGGGCGAGACGGGTTGCCGCGAAGTCTTGGCAGACGGCGCACGGCGGATGATGATCGAGATGCCGGTCGCGGATGCCAGTCCTGGCGCGCTGGTCCTGTTCCGCATGCGCCCCGGCGCCATTGCCAAACATGTCGGCATTCTCACAGCATCGGACCGCTTCATCCACGCCTATGAGCGGCTGGGCATGATCGAAGAACCTCTGACGCAAGCCTGGAGCCGTCGCATCGGTTTCGCCTTTCTTTTCCCTGCACCCTGAGGCCTTTTCATCATGGCAACTTTAGTTCTCGCCTCGGTCGGCGCCACGATTGGCGGCGGCTTCGGGGGCGCGATCCTCGGCTTTTCCGGCGCCGCCATCGGCGGCATGATCGGTTCCACCATCGGCGCGGCCGTCGACAGCTGGATCGTCTCCTCCCTCGCTCCGGCCCAGCGGATCGAGGGCGCCCGGCTCGACAATCTGCGCATCACTGCCTCGACCGAAGGCGCGGTCATCCCGCGCGTCTTCGGGCGAATGCGAATGGGCGGGAATATCGTCTGGGCCACGGATTTTCGCGCGGAGGCCCGCACCAGCCGTCAGGGCGGCGGTAAAGGCGGCGGGCCGAAGGTCGAGACCACGGAATATCTCTATTACGCCTCCTTTGCGGTCGCCTTGTGTGAAGGCGAGATCACCGGCATTGGTCGCGTCTGGGCGGATGGCAAGCCGGTCGATACCTCGGGAATCACCTGGCGTTGGTATCCAGGCAGCGAGACGCAGGAACCGGACCTCTTCATCGCCGCCACCATGGGCGCGGACCAAACACCTGCCTTTCGCGGAACGGCCTATGTCGTCTTCGAGGATCTGCCGCTGAGTGATTACGGCAACCGGCTGCCGCAGCTCTCATTCGAGGTGTTCCGGCCGTTGGCCGATCCGGACACGGCCGAAGGCCTGACCCGTGCCGTCACCCTGATCCCGGCTTCGGGCGAGTTCACCTATGCGACGGAACCGGTGCGCAAGGGCGGCAATGGCACGACATCGGCCGAGAACCTGAACGCCGCACCCGGCAGTGCCGACATGATCGTGGCGCTTGACCGGCTGCAGGCCATGGTTCCGAAGGTGGAAAGCGTCAGTCTGGTCGTCGCCTGGTTCGGCAATGATCTGCGCTGCGGGTATTGCAGCATCCGGCCCGGCGTGGAGGTGGCCGAGAAGGCCAGCACCCCGCGCCTCTGGTCGGTCAGCGGCATGAGCCGCGATGAGGCGCATCTCGTCAGCCGCGATTCCGAGGATCGCCCGGTCTATGGCGGCACGCCTGCGGATTTCGCGGTGGTGCAGGCGATCCGGGAGATGAAGGCGCGCGGGCTGCGCGTCACCTTCTATCCCTTCATTCTGATGGATGTGCCACCGGGCAACACCCTTCCTGACCCCTATTCGGACCATGCCGCCAGCTCCGGCCAGCCCGCTTTCCCATGGCGCGGACGGATCACCTGTTCGCCCGCCGCCGGTCAGGCAGGCAGCGTCGACAAGACAGATGCGGCTGCAGATCAGGTCGCAGCGTTTTTCGGTACCGCCAATGTCGGCGATTTCGCCGTCACGGGCGACGGGGTCCGGTGGACCGGCGATCCGTCCGACCACGGACTGCGCCGCATGGCGCTGCATTACGCCCATCTCTCCGCAGCGGCGGGCGGCGTCGATGCGTTCCTGATCGGCTCCGAGATGCGCGGGCTGACCACGATCCGCGCGGGAGCGAATACCTATCCGGCCGTCGCGGCCCTCCGCACGCTGGCCGCCGATGTCCGCACCATTCTCGGGCCCGGCACAAAGATCAGCTATGCCGCCGACTGGTCGGAATATTTCGGACATCAGCCGGGCGACGGCAGCGGGGATGTCCATTTCCATCTGGACCCGCTCTGGGCCGACCAGAACATCGACTTCATCGGCATCGACAATTACCTGCCGCTGTCCGACTGGCGCGATGGCTTCGATCATCTGGACGCGCAAGAGGGCTGGCCCGCCATCCATGACCGGGCCTATCTGCAGTCCAATATCCATGGCGCCGAAGGGTTTGACTGGTTCTACGCGTCTGACGCGGATCGGGCCGCGCAGGTCCGAACGCCGATCACCGACGGTGCCCATGGCAAGCCTTGGGTGTTCCGACCCAAAGATCTGCGGTCGTGGTGGTCGAACCGCCATTACGACCGTCCGGGCCGGGTGGAATCCGCAACACCGACCGCGTGGTTGCCAAAGTCAAAGCCGATCCGCTTCACCGAACTCGGCTGCCCGGCCATCGACCGCGGCACCAATCAGCCAAATGTCTTCTACGACCCCAAGTCCTCGGAAAGCTTCGTGCCGTATTTCTCGCGCGGCTGGCGCGACGACGCGATCCAGCGCGCTTATCTCGAGGCGACATACCTGTTCTGGGGCAAGGCAGCGAACAATCCGGTCTCGATGGAATATGCCGGTCGCATGGTCGAGGTTTCCGAATGTGCCGCCTGGACCTGGGATGCCCGGCCCTATCCTTTCTTTCCGGCACTGGGCGATGTCTGGACCGATGGCGCGAACTGGCGGCTCGGGCATTGGCTGACCGGGCGGCTGGGCGCGGTCTCACTCGCCGCCCTCGTCCGTCATCTCTACCTGCGTGCCGGACTGCCGGAAGCCCGCATCGACGTTTCCGGCCTCTGGGGCTCGGCCGAGGGCTATGCCATCACCGCGCTGGAAAGCCCGCGCGCCTCGATCACCACGCTGGCGCGGCATTTCGGCTTCGATGCCGTCGAAAGCGAGGGTGTCATCCGATTTGTGATGCGCGGTCGGGCACCGGTTGCCACTATCACCCATGACGATCTGGTCGCAGGCAATACGGGTGGCGAGGCGTTTGAACTGACCAGGGCCCAAGAAACCGAACTGCCGCAGGCGCTAAAATGGCAAGTGGGCCGCGCCGACGAAGACTATGACGCGGCGTTGGTCGAGGCCGCGCGCATTACCGTGGACACCAGCCGCATCGCGTCCGAGAGCTTTCCGATGGCGGTGCCGCCGGAAGAGGCCGAACGACGCTGCCGCCGGGCATTGCAGGAAGCCTGGGCGGGTCGCGAAAGCGCGGTGTTTCGTCTGCCGCCCTCGAAACTGGCGCTCGACCCGACCGATGTCATCGCGCTGGACCATGACGGGCGCACACAACAGTTCCGGCTGACGGCCATCTCTGATGCCGAGGCGCGCGGCATTGAGGCGGTGCGGCAGGACCGCAAGGCCTATGACCTGCCGCCCGGCGCCGAACGCCCGGCAACACTGCCCCGCGCGGTGACATTCGGGCCGCCGGAAGTCATCCTGCTCGATCTGCCACAGTTGCGGGACGACGTTCCCGCGCATCAGCCTCTGATCGCGGCCACGGCAACACCATGGCCCGGCGCGCTGGCCGTGTATCGCAGCCCCGGCAGTGACGGGTTCGAACTGCTGACCACGGTGCGCCGCCGGGCCAATCTCGGGCGGCTTGCATCTGACCTTTGGCCCGGACCGCCATCGCGGTTTGACATGGGCAATGTCCTGATCCTCGATCTCGCCAGCGGTCAGCTGGACAGCGTCAGTGATCTGGCCCTCTTCGGTGGCGCCAATGCGCTGGCGGTGGAATCCGCGCCAGGGCGCTGGGAGGTTGTCCAGGCGGGCCATGCAGAACTGATCGCGCCGGGGCGCTATCGCCTGACCCGGCTGTTGCGCGGCCAGCGCGGCACGGAACAGGCCATGGGCAATCCCACCCCGACCGGAGCGCGGGTGGTCCTGCTGAACGAGGCCCTGACCCCGCTGCCGATCCCGGAAGCCGATCTCGGCAATCCTTTCAACTGGCGCATCGGTCCCGCCCGCCATCCGGTCAGCAACGAGACCTTCGCAGCTGTCAGTTTCACACCCGAAGGCGCTGGGCTGCGGCCGTTTGCGCCGGTTCATGTCGCCCAGCCGTGGCGCCGCCCGCATAGCCCTGGCGATCTGACGATCCGCTGGACGCGGCGGTCGCGCGATCTCGCCGCCGACAGTTGGCAGGGGATGGAGGTGCCGCTGGCGGAGGAACGCGAGGACTGGCTGGTTGAGATCATCGATGGGGTCTCGGTCCGGCGCAGTCTTGAGGCCAGTACCACGTCTGTCACCTATCGCAGCGCGGATCAGGTGGCGGATTTCGGGGCTCTGCTGGGTCCGGGCGACAGTCTGACGCTCCGCATCTGCCAGCTCTCTGCCCGTATCGGGCGTGGCACCGTCCGAACGACCACGCTTTATCTCTGATCCAAACGAAAGACATCCGCATGTCCGACAGCACGACGAACCTGCTGCTGCCATATCTGATGGCAGCGCAGGCCCAGAAACACGTCACCCATAACGACGCCCTGCGTCTGCTGGACGGGCTGGTGCAGCTCTCGGTGAAGAGCCGGGCAGTGACCGCACCACCGGCAGGTCCGGCGGATGGTGATCGCTACATCGTCGCCTCCGGCGCAACCGGCGGCTGGGCGGGCTGGGATCTGAACGTCGCCCTCTGGACCGAAGGCGCCTGGCTGCGCCTGCCGCCGCGCGAGGGCTGGCGGGCATGGATCGAGGATGAGGCCGCGCTGCTGGTCCGGCATGGCGCGGGCTGGCAGCCGGTGATCCCGACCGCCCTCGACGATCTCACTCGGCTCGGGATCGGCATGTCGGCCAGCGCCGGTTCGCCCTTCTCGGCCAAGCTGAACAGCGCCCTTTGGACAGCCCTCTACGCCGCCGATGGCGGCAGCGGCGATCTGACCCAGATCCTGAACCGGGAAACGGGTACGGACGATGCCGGGCTGATCCTGCAGACCGGGTTTTCCACCCGGGCCCTCATCGGGATGTTCGGATCGGATCAGCTACGGATTGCTGTGTCGCCGGATGGAAGCAATTTCCGCGACGCGCTGGGCGTCGATCCGGCGACGGGCATCGTGGACCAGCCGAACCTGCCGCGCTTCAAGGCGTACACCAATTACGACAATTACGTCGCCACCGACAGCTGGACCACGCTCGGCATCAACGTGACCGAGTACAATGATCAGGATTGCTTCGACGCAGACACCAACCGTTTTGTGGCGCCGGTCGCCGGCACCTATCTCTTCGGAGCATCGCTTCTCTACAAGATAAATGCCAATACCAGCGCCCGGATGCGCGGGCGTCTGGTCCTCAATGGTTCCACGGAAATCCGTGGCTCGTTTGGCGAGATTTCCAACGCGCATGCGTCCGAGGCGACGGCCCTCTGGCTGCAGACAATGGCCAGCCTCGACGCGGGCGACACGGTCGCATTGCAGGGCACGTTCCGGGCGGCGGATGGGTATTTCGCGGCCGACCACACAACATTCTGGGGAGCGAAGATCGGATGACACCCAAAAGACTCGATGACTTGCTGCAGATGAGCGAGAGCGAGTTTGAAGAACTGCTCGCCCGGGCAGCACAGGAAGGCGCGCGTCGAGCGCTGGCCGATGCCGGGCTCGACGGCAGGGAAGCCGCCCTCGATATCCGTGACCTGCGGGCGCTCCTGGAAGGCATCCGCCTGATGCGCCGGACCGCCGCCCAGACAATCATTCGCATGCTGACCGCTGGCCTGATCCTGACCCTGCTGGCCGGGATTGCCCTGAAGCTGAAACTCTTCGGCGACGGCGGCTGACGCGCGACGCGGCGTTCATCACCATCAAGCGCACCCCAATCCCATCACCCCACGGCCCGCCATTCCGGCGGGCTTTTTTTCACGTTCGGAGGATCCTCATGACCACCCGTTTCTACCGCCATTGGCGCGACGTGCCGAAAGACATCTGGCACTGGCCCAACTTCTCGCCCGCCGAGATCGCCTGTCGCGGCACCGGATCGATCCTGATCCACGAGCAAGCCCTCGACCGGCTGCAGGCGCTGCGCACGCGGCTTGGCAAGCCGCTGATCGTGAATTCCGCCTATCGCAGCCCGGAACATAATGCCCGGGTGCGAGGGGCGAAGCGCTCCAAGCATCTGGAGGGCACGGCCTTCGACATCTCCATGGCCAATCACGATCCGGCGGCCTTCGAGAAAGCCGCGCGGGCGGAAGGGTTCATGGGCTTCGGCACCTATCCTCGTTCCGGCTTCATGCATATCGATCTTGGGCCCGCCCGGCGCTGGGGCGTGCCCTTCCCGGCCCGCGCCATCCCCTTCGCTGAGGACCAACCGCCCGCGCGGGAACACCTAGCCGACAGCCGGACCATGAAGGGCAGCAGCGCTGTAGGACTGGCAACCGTCGGCGCCGCGGGCATCGAGATCGCGCAGGACACACTGAGCGATGCGCAATCGGCCATCCAGCCGCTGATCCCGTACCTGGATACCCTACGCTGGGCCTTCATCGCCCTGGCGCTGGCGGGGATCGGCCTGACCGTCTGGGCCCGGATCGACGACTGGAACCGGGGGCAGCGGTGATGGGCGCCCTCGTTGCGCTGATGGCGTCGCGCTGGGCGCGGCGTCTGGCCATCGGGATCGCGCTGACCGGCGCGGTCCTTCTTTTCCTCCTCAACCTGCGGCGCGCCGGTGAAACCGCCGGCCGTCACGCCAAACGTCTGAAACAGATGGAGCGCCAGAATGATATTCAACGCCGCATGCTGGAAGCAGCCAGCACCCGCCCTCGTGATCGCGACGATCTCGCTGAGCGCCTGCGCGACGGGCGATACTGATCCGGGTGGCGCGGTCTGCCCGCCGGTGATCGCTTACGATCAGGCGATGCGGGTCCGGGCGGCGGTGGACCTGGAGGCGCTGCCCGACGATTCCGCGCTGGTCGGGATGATGGCGGATTACGCGGTGATGCGGGCGCAGGCGCGGATGTGTGAAGCGGTGTGAACATCGGCCGGGTGGGCTCTGTTCCGCCCGGCGCGGCACGGGATTAACGATGTCAAAAAGCGGTAGAATTTCGCTGCACGAGGATGGTCGCATAGGGAGGTGCAGGCTGTCACGCCCGGAAATGGGCACAATTGTGCACCTAGAAGCATGCAACCATAGCATAGATCATGCCCATTCTCACATGCCTCGGGCACGCAAGGCCTCGATCATTCGACAAACTCTGCTCCGCTCAAATCGCAACCTGAACCAGGGGATTAATCTATACCGAAACTGGGGTGAGGCTCGAAATCTCATCGCATCTGAGTTGGAGTGCCTTAAATGTCAGATATGGTAATAGGCGGGCAGTCGAGGCATTATCCTAGAACGGGTGCCGAATGCACTTGGAATGGTTTGCAGGGTGCGCCAAGGGATTGTGTTTGACTGTTGATGTGAAAATGAACCGGGGCTCGGAATGGCGGCGCTGGGAGCCGCATATTCATGCGCCCGGCACCACGATGAACGACCAGTTCACCGGACCAACAGCGTGGGAAGACTATCTCGGCGCGCTGGAGAAGGCGACGCCGACCATCGAGGCAATTGCCGTGACCGACTACTATGTCACGGACACTTACGAGGAAGTGCTGCGCCACAAGGCCGCAGGGCGGCTGCCAGACGTAAAGCTGATCTTCCTCAACGTAGAGTTGAGACTAGATGTTGCGACCGCCAGAGGCGGCTTCGTGAACCTGCACCTGTTTGTCAGTCCTGAAGATCCGGGACACGTTGAAGAATTACAGCGCCTGCTTTCGCGCCTTCAGTTCAACGTCATGCAGGATCGGTTCGACTGCACGCGAGCCGACCTCATCAGGCTCGGCAAGGCAGCAGACCCAAAAATTACCGACGATGGCGCGGCGCTCGCCTATGGTGCCAATCAGTTCAAGGTGAATTTTCAAAAACTGCGTGAGGTATTTAGTGAGAGCGCTTGGGCGAAAAAGAACATCTTAATTGCGGTGGCTGGTGGTGCGAACGACGGCACGTCCGGCGTCCGTGAGGCTGCGGACCAGACTATCCGCCGCGAAATCGAGACCTTTGCCCACGTCATCTTCGCGAGCAGCGCCGCTCAGCGCGAGTTCTGGCTGGGCCAACGCCAACTAAGCCCCGCCGAGATCCGCTCCCACTACGGTGGGCTGAAGCCATGTCTGCATGGAAGTGACGCCCATAAGCTTGAGGACGTCGCCAGTCCGTTCGGCAACCGTTTCTCTTGGATCAAAGGCGCGCTTGAATTCGATGCGCTTCGCCAAGCATGTATCGATCCGCAGGGACGCGCTCATGTCGGTGCCGAGCCGCCGGCTGCCGCCACGCCCTCGCAAGTCATTTCGCAGGTGGAAATCCTGAATGCGGAATGGGCCGAAACACCGATTATTCCACTTAATCCCGGATTGGTCGCCATCATCGGCGCTCGCGGTTCGGGCAAAACTGCTCTGGCAGATATGATCGCCGCCGGGTGCGACTCGATCACGGAGGAGGCGTGGAACGCGAACGAATGGGCAAACCCATCATTCTTGGTGCGGGCGCGGCCGCTGCTCAGCAACAGCAAGGTCAAGGTATCTTGGGCGGCAGGCGAGCCCGTCGAGCGCTCGCTTGATGGCTTCGACGCCAACGGCCCATTCGCATATGAGCGGGTCCGCTATCTGTCTCAGCAATTCGTCGAGGAGCTTTGTTCTTCCAGCGGGCTGACGGACGGTCTTCTGCGCGAGATCGAACGAGTAATCTTCGAGGCCCACCCCGATCACGAACGCGACGGCGCACTCGATTTCGACGAGTTGCTGGATCACCGTGCCACTCGGCATCGGCTGGCGCGCGAGCGAGAGGCCGATGCCGTCACCCAGATATCCGACCGCATCAGCACCGAGCTAGAAAAAGAGAAGATGGCAGCGACATACGAATCGCAAGCCGCCCAGAAGAAGAAATTGGTCGATGCATATACGACTGATCGCGCTAAGCTGGTATCAGCCGGGAGCGAGAAGCGTGCTGAGCGGCACACCGAATTGGCGAGCGCGGCGAACACGCTTCGCGCGACGCTGCGACGCTATACGGCGCAGCGCCAGACTTTCTTGGCTTTGCAGGATGAGGTAAAGGATCAGCGCCGCAACCAGGCGCCGGAAACGCTTAGGCAGGCCCAGGCACGACATTCCAACAGCGGCATGTCCGAGGAACAGTGGGCGGCGTTCCTCCTCGACTACAAGGGCTCCGTCGACGAAAACCTTGCCTCCTATGTCAACTGGGCTGATGGCAAGATCGCCGAATTGAAGGGGGTGCCACCCGCTCCCGGCGATCCCAACATGCCCTATTTCCCTGACGATACCGACCTCAGCAAACTGTGCCAGGCCGTGCTCGACGCGGAAATGTCGCGCCTAGAGAAGCTCGTCAGCGCCGACAAGGACATTCAGCGACGCTACACGCCTGCGGCGGGTCTGTTCTCGGCGGCAGAGGTCAGCGCGCCGCACGAACGACTGCGCATCTTCATCCTGGCCCACACCGATGAGCCTGCACCCCGGCACCGGCCACTACAACCCGGCCGGGAACAGCGAATTCGCTGTCGCGGACCTTCGGTTCACCCGGAAGGCCGAGGCGCTGGCGCTGGGCATTGCGAAGGCCCTGCCCAACCACTGGCCGACCCCGGCGGCCCAGAACTGGAAGGGCAGTTCGGAGGCCAGCATCACCCGCACCGACGGCAAGTCCCGAATGGACCTGCTGCACTATCGGGCGGAACAGGGCTTCACCCGCCCTGCCCCACCGATCTCGCAGGATGGGCGACGGTCCTTGCCGCACGCCCCGATCTCGCGCCCACTTTGGGCTTCGATGATTGCCTCGCATGGGCGCGTCGTCTCGCGGCGGATCCTGAAGGGCCGATCGCGGAGGCGGCTGAACCCGCTCTTCGTCGGATGGTTGATGGGCTGGCCCATCGGGCACGCGCTTTGCGCCTGCTCGGTAACGGAGTTCACCCTCTGGCAGCATCGCATGCGTGGCGCACTCTCGCAGCTGCCCATGGCCTCGGGCCCGTGGATCTGGCGGCCGACCGATGCGGCCCAGCGCCCGGCGCAGATGGATTTCCTTGAAGGATTGCAGCCATGAGTTTCCACGGCCGCGTCAGCGGTACCAGGATCAAGCGTGCGCTGGGCGTGCAGGCGGCGCTGGAATGGGCATTCCGGATCGAACAGGCGCAGCTGGAACTGCCGCTGCCCCCGGACGTCATCGACGAAGGCTTCGGCTTCGGGCTGGAATACGTCCTGCTCCAGCGCGCTGTCCTGGGCTGCAGGATCGACGGCGGCCAGCACAAGATCGGCGGCTTCACCCACGAGGACGCCGAGGTGATCGCCGCCACCGTCACCGGGATCCCCGACAGCCTCGGCGGCAAGCGCATGGCGATCCGCGTTGCCGAGCTGGCCCGCGCCGGGCTGACCCCGGACTGGATGCCAGGCGCCGTCCCGCGCTGCTTGCCGAGCATCGTGAAGCAGAACCAGCACGGCACGCATGCAGGCGCCATCGTCGTGGGCACCGAACGCATCCGGGTGCGTGGAGCGGGCGCGCGCGCCACTTGGAAAACCGTCGACATCTTGGCATGTCCGGTCACCTTCTCTCCCCACCCGCAGCAGATCGAGGCAGCCCGGCGCGGCTATGACGACTGGTGGCAGGCGCTGGTCTGGGTCCGCGAGGGGCTGATCGCAGGCGGGATGCTTCGGGAGGTCGAGGTGACGGCGGCAATGCCGAAGGCGCGGCCGTGGAAATCGCGTGACGGTCGATGA